ATGATATTCTGATGGGTGATTTTGTTGGATTTGGTAGAACAAATGTATTCAACAATAATACTTTGGTTTATGTTTTTGAAGAGAAAATTGAACAGAAGCTTGTTATCGCTCCACACACTGTTCTCACCACTGATGGCAAACTGTGTGATGCTGTAAAGAACCCTCTTCGTGAGATATTGGATGATACTCCTCATGTAAAGTTTATTCAACCTACTGTGGATCGTATTCCTCCTCAGTCTACTCGACCCAGTATTAAGGTTGATTCTATCAACTTTATGAGTGATAAAGAGGCATTTGTTGCACAACAACAGATCAACGCTCTTATCAAGTCTGGGCAAGAACCTGATGAACAGATTCTCAACTTTATTTTGGGTGATGTTCACCTTACAAATCTTTATCTTTTTGTTCAGGAACTAAAGTATGATGTGATGGATTCACTTATTGTTCATGATGCACCCGCTGCGTTCCTTCCAGATGGAACAAGAGTCGTGGGAGAAGGTTTCGTATTGTGGTCTGAAAAAGGTTTGTTCAAGTTGGTAAACCGTCCACAATTTTCATACGTTAACTTTACACAGGGTAAATTCAACTGATATAATATCCTTTATTAACACCACTTTCTTTAATGAAAAAAGAACCAATGAACGAACAATTTGAATCTATTATTGAACAAATGGCTCGTACTTACTTTGATTGTATGACTGAGCACGGTTTGAATCATGAATTTAAGGATGCACGTTCTTGTTACTCTGAATGGATGGTTGATGATGTTGATCCCAGAGATGGTGAATATCAGTTCATTTTTCTTCCAAATATGGAAGGATTAGATCCTGAAAGGGTTGAAATCACTGAACAGTGATTATTAGGCACCTTTGCATTGTCCCTTTACTGAACAACACAACAATATGATCACTCTTCGTCCTCATCAACAACGTGGGCTTGATGCAATGCTTTCCAATTCTATTGGTCAGTGCATTTTTCCCACTGGTGGTGGTAAGACTTTGGTAGGTATTTTTGATGCAAAACGTCGTTTTGAAGTAAATATCCCTCGCACTATTGTTGTTGTTGCTCCTCGTATTCTTCTTGCTGAGCAACTCTCTTCAGAGTATCTTGAGCATATTACTAACGCAACTGTTCTTCATGTTCACTCTGGAGAAACACATCATTACAGTACAACTAAAGCAAAAGAGATCAAGATTGTAGCTGATAGTTGTTACACAGATCGCCAACATCTTCTGATCTTCACAACTTATCACTCTTTACATCGTATTCAGGAGAGTGGAATTGATGTAGATACTATTTACTTTGATGAAGCACATAACTCAACTACAAGTAGTTTCTTCCCCACTACAGTTCACTTCTCTTATCATGCACAACGTTGCTACTTCTTCACAGCAACTCGTAAAACTTCAGTAACATCCAAAAAAGCAGGAATGAATGATGAGAGAGTATATGGTAAGGTGATTTGTCGTGTTTCTGCACCTGAACTTGTGAATGGTAACTATATCTTGCCTCCTAAAGTTCGTGTGATTGATATGGCAAAACACGATAAAAAGTCTATCACACCCAACGTTGATTGTGTTAGTATTCTCATGAGTATTGATGAGATAAAAATTGATAAGATTCTGGTGTGTGCAAAAAGTACAACTCAGCTCACCAATTTGTTACAAACTCCCTTTGCTGATGAGTTGAAACAACGTGGATATTCTTATTTGTATATCACTGCAAAAACAGGTGCAGTTGTTGATGGTAAAAAAGTGTCTCGTGAGAAGTTCTTTGAAACTCTGAACGCCTGGGGTAAAGATTCCAACAAAAAGTTTGTTGTTCTTCATCGCTCCATTCTTTCTGAGGGTATCAATGTTAGTCAGTTGGAAGCAGTTCTGTTTCTTCGTAACATGAATGTGATTGAGATGACTCAAACTATTGGTAGGGTACTTCGCAAGGGTGGAGAACAGAAAACCTATGGATTCTGTGTGGTTCCATCTTATTCAAATGTTGGTATTCAAACAGCAAAGGCACTTCAGAATTTGGTAGATATTGTATTTGAAAAAGGTCAAATGCTTGATTCTGTGGTTCGTAGGTGATATTATGAATAAAGAACAACCAACTAACAGTAACATCCTAACACCTCGCCCTCCAAAAAATTCTTTTGTTGTTGGAAGTTGGGATGATGAGGAAAACTTTTATGCTGCTATCCCTTGTGGAAATGGTTTAGCTATTATTCATAAAGGTGTTACAATAAAGATATGTCGCAATACAGTTTCAGCTAAAAATTATATTGAAAAACATCAAAAACGCAGGAATAAAAGTTAGGCACTGTTGCATTGTCCCTTGAGTGAACCACACCTCACACTTTTATTATGAACGAAACTTTTAGAATGGCATGTGATATCAAAACAAAGAAAATTGTTTGGACTATTGGTAGAACAGGAATCACACAAACTGCTGTAGAAGTATCTTCACTTCTTCGTAAACTTGATGCTAAAGTACGATGAAAAAACTCCTCTCTGTTGTAAGTTTGTCTTTACTCATTTCACCTGTGGTAAATGCTGAAACTTTTACAAATGAGGTGAATCAGTGTATTGAAGAAATCATATATTTTCAGAATTATGAACAATACCAAAAAGAATTGAATAAGTGTTTAACACTTTCACCTGATTATCGCAGAGGATATTAATAGGCACCTTTGCATTGTCCCTTTACTGAACCACACCACTCAACACTAAATTATGGCAACCCGTTCACGAATTGGTATTCAACTCTCTGATGGATCTGTTCTCTCTGCTTATCACCACTGGGATGGATATCCTGAATGGTTGGGTAAGAAACTCATCGAACATTTCAATACAAAAGAATTAGCTTCTGATCTTATTGATGGTGGTGATATGTCTGCATGTTACACTACTCACACATTTGATAGTGAAGTTGTCTATGTAAATGTGATTCGTTCTGATGGTTCTACCTTCAAAAAAAGTATTCAAGATAGTGAAGGTAATACAATCTACACTCACATCAAAGAGGAACCTTCTCCTCAGTATTACTCAGAAAGAGGTGAAGATACTCCTCCACGTTTAGATTCAAGTATTGAAGAATATCTTGCAAATGGTGAAGAATATGCCTATCTTTGGACTGATGAGAATAAGTGGGTTTGCTATAATCTTCATGAGTTTGATGATAATGAACCAGAGCTTATTTCCCTCTGAGAGGGTTCTAGAATCCCCTGTATTCCTTATCTAAACACATTAGGTACCATTGCATTGTCCCTTAAGTGAACCACTACAGAAACTAACAAAATGACCATCACCGAACGCAATCAGAAACTCTTTGAACTTCGCCACAAATTGTTAATGAAACGTGAGGAGGTTCGTATGGTTGAACGTGAAATCATGGCAGTTCGTCAACAATATAAGGACGAACAGTTAGGTGATCTCTACACTGAAATGTTCGGAGGTTGATTAACATCATGCAAGAGACTAAGTTTATTCTTCATGGTCAATTTCATCGTGCGAATGGTTGGATTATGAACGACAGTTTGGGTTACATTGCTGAGACAAAAGAGGATGCGATTGTAAGATGTAACCGCCTCAATCCTAATTTTATTATTCACTCTATCACCATCGAAAACTGATGAACTACACTCTTCAACAACTCCAAGATCGTATCACCAAGATGATCGAATTGCAGGGTGAAAATGCACCTTGTGCGGCATGGATTTACACTGCTGAAGATTGTATGATTCGTGATGAAAATGACGAACCGACTTATCCTTGCGACAAACATCCTGAACTGGCAGAAAGAATCTTCAATGATGTTGGCAACAATGATTACATCTATCAGGTGATTCAGGAGTGCGTAGATGAATTTACGGAAGAACAGTTTATGTTACTTCAACAAGAATTAGACTGAATTAAAGTTAGGCACTCTTGCATTGTCCCTTTACTGAAAGAACCAAACTTATGAAACCCTATCCCTACACTGAAGTTAACGCAATCGAGCGTGAAATGTGTGAACTGCGTGATGAAGTTACCAGTCTTCGTATTCAACTCGAAAACGCACAACGTTGCCTTAACTCACTCTATCGTAAGCGTCAGAACCTGATCAATGATCGCTCAGAGGGTACACTCTTTGAGCAAATGTTTGGTGAAGATGTAAAGGTTCCTAGCATCTACACTGATACTCCAATGGCAGAGGAATACTATGGAGGATAATATGAAAAAGGAACTTGAAAAGTCGATTCTTGAGTTACAATATCAAAGACTAAACTTAATGGAAGAAATCAATCTTATTGATGTGAGAATTATTTTTCTAGAAGAACAAATTACAAAGATATCTTCTTCCAATTAAAGTTAGACACTGTTGCATTGTCCCTTTAGTGAACCACACCACTCAACAAGACACCATGAACCAAAGAATCATTAAATCACTTCAACTCCTTCGTGATGGTTTTCTGCCCGAATTAACTGAAAAAATTCTTTTTGATGAAAGATTCACTGAACTTTTGATGGAAATTTCTTCTG